TTGTAAATCTTTTATTTTGCTAAAATTCTTTTCTTTTACAAATTCTATCTTATCTTTAAACTTACCGTCAAGAATATCACCCTTGTGCGATATAATAAACGTATTCGAATTCTCATCAAGAGAATGCAGAATCTTCATTAGGTTCTCAACGCCATCATGATCTAGACTTGAATCGAATGTCTCATCTAGAAGTAGAAGGTTAGTTGATATTGAATTTTTCATTTTAGCAATCATCCGCCATGTAAATAATAAAGCTAAGTCAATACGTTGCTTTTCACCTTCAGAAAAAGAATCGTATGAAAACTGATCTCTATGACGTGATCGAATCGTTTCGGTAAAACTTTCATCTAAATCAAAATGCACATAAAAATCTAGTATCTGCAAATATTGATTTACTAATTTATTAATAACAGGTATGTATTGTTTAATAATCTTTGTCTTGATACCAGTATCTTTTAGCATTTCTGACATAACATTATTATAAGAATAATCTTCGTTTAATTGAAACTTTGACATATTAAACTCATTAGCAGTATTTCGCATTGCTTCGAGTTCTTCTTTAGCTGCTTCAATATCACCAGTCTGATTTAACTCTGTCTCCAAATTTTGTATTTCGTTTTGGATCCTGGTGATCGCTTGATTGTTAGAATGAATATCTGACTGCTTCGATCGCACTCCAGTGAGTTCATCCGTGATCCGGTCGATATTTGTTTGAATATCAGTCGACTTTTCAAAGGCATGGTCCATAGCTTCTTTAAGTTCTTTCGCTTTAGCTTTGGAATCAGCCAGCTTCGATGATCTGAGTTCATTACTAATATCTTGGCTGCACGTTGGACACGTCTCGTTATCTTCATAGAATTTTGAGTCTTTAACAACCTGGGACATTTGCTGTCTGAACTGCGCCTGGTATTGGACAATAGATTGCCTTTTGTCATGAACCCTGTTGAGTTCTTTTTCGAGTGGCTTTTGTTTTTCTTCAACCTCTTGTGATAGGTTCGTATTTTCATCCTGTAGATCCTTAACCTCAGTATTTAATTCTTTAATACGAATATCTTTCTTTTCTTTTTCAGAGTTGTTTAATGCTTTAATATCAGAAATATATTTTTTCTGTGTTTCTATTTTATTATTTTCTACGTCTAATTTGAATGATAAGTCTTTCATCTTATCTTTTAGCGTAGTAGTCTTTTCTTTTAGAAGAGTATTCATTTTTGAGAATACGTTAATGTCCAGAAGATCCTCGATCACATCTCGTCGATGTTGTGCAGGGAGTTGCATGAAAGGAACAAAGGAGGAGGACCCCAAGACGACAATCTGATGAAAGCTTTTATGATTTAGCTTCAAGATGTTTTGCTCGAGAATCTTCTGGTACTCTTTGGAATGAGATGATTGATTAATCATATCACCATTCTTCCAAATCTCAAATACGTTTGGCTTTATGCCACGTATAATTTTATATTTTGCTTTACCTATTACAAATGTTACTTCAACAATACAGTTCTTATTGTTGATAGTATTAATTAACTGAGGTTTATTGATATTGCGGTGTGGTTTACCAAACAAACCAAATGCAATAGCATCTAGCATGGTAGATTTACCAGCACCATTCTGGCCTACAATCAAAGTAGACTTAGATTTATCTAGTTTAATATCAGTCCAAGCATTTCCGGTAGATAGGAAATTCTTAAACTTTAACGATGTAAATACGATCATACTGTTTCGATAGCCTGTGCTTCAGTCATAAGATTACGCATAGAAAGTTTTAACCTGCCTTTATCAAGATCAGTTTCTACTGCTTCAATATACGTATCTAATAGTTCAGTTGTTTCTTCAATAGAAACAGATTCATCCTCTACGCTAGATCCTAAAAACTCATCGAAGTTTTCAGCAATCTTAAGATCGTGAATCTTTCTGTTCTGTATTCTGTCAATAAATCTATCAAATGTAAATAGATCTTTTTTATTGACAACAACTACCTTGACAAACTTACCGTCTAAATCAGTTACGTTATATTTATTATAATCTATTTCATCGTCATTGTACACTATTTTTTGAAATAAAGTGTTATTATTTTGTATGGCTTCTAGCTCACGTGTTTCTGTATCGAGAATATGAAAATGCTTAGGATCGTGTGCATCATTCCAAGAGAATTCCATTTGCGTGCCAAGATATGTTACATTATCTTTTTGAGACTTTGTATGATAATGACCAGATAATACTTTTTCAAATCGTGATAATTGTGTGTGATCTAATCCATGAGGAGCAAGTACGCCACGCAATACGCTAAATCCTGCAAACTCAAAATGACCACCGATCCAATCACACTTAGCAGTCTTTAAAAACTCCATAGTCTTATCATGGTTCTCGTCACATATCCATGGAACCATACCCATCTTTAAAGAACCGTATTCCATAACTGTAGGCTCATGTATAATATGAACCTCATTCATATAATGTCCTAGTAATTCTTTGAGTGAGTTTAACTCATTAGTATTTTTGTAGTAAGTATCATGATTACCACAAATAATATCCATTGTTATTCGTTCTTTCCTAAGCCGTTCAAGAAATACATGCCGGTTACGGTTAAGGGCACGGAAATTGATAAACTTCCGGTGATCAAAGTAATCACCAAGATGGATAATATGGCTAATACCCCGTTCCAAAAGAGTAGGAAAAAATACATCATTATAAAATTTTTCTGCGTTATCGAGAAAGACGTCAGAAGAATTGCGAATCCCACAATGAGTGTCATTTATTATTGCTACCTTCATTTAAAAAAGCCTGTTAAATCAGAATCTACTTTTTGTACAGGTCTTTTACGTTTCTTCTCTTTCTTAGCAAATTCTTTTACTTCAGTGTCATAACCTCTGACTTTATCGATTCTGTCTTTTAACATATCAACAAAGTTAGCTGCTACACTATTGTCTGTTTCATCTAGTAAGAAAGCTTCTACTCCTGATTGTGACATATATTTAAACTTAATATCTTGCTGTTTCTTTTCTTTAGCAATACGTCGCAAGAATGCATACCAAGAAATCTGGGTAAAGTATGCAAATGCATTAGGTTTGCCAGATCGTGTAGCTGCTTCTAGATTATAATTTTCTATTGCTTTAAGACAATTTTCGACTGCGTCCATAACCATTTCTTCTCGATACGTATATCGGATAAAATTAGATTTATGGGAAAGTCCTTCTGCTATTTTAAGAAAGCAAGTAGCGATGTAATCAGGCACAATAGGAAGTTGTTTTTCTTCACTCTTTGCTTCACGTACAACAGTAACGTAATCAACTACTGCCTGTGAGAATTGTGCATTATTTACATAATGTGGTCTGTCTTTAGGTTTCATAATATATCCTTAATATAATATAATTCTATCACGTTTAAGCACGGATGTACACTAAAAAAATATTTATTTTTGCTAAATTAACTGTGTACAATACCAGAAAACTGGTGTATAATTAAAGAGTACTGTTGAGGGAGGATAGTATACCTATCAATGCATCTTATTTTTGTCTATCGTAAATTTAATTACGTTACTTCCCGATTCGGAATCTAGTTCGGATAACATTTCACTTTGTTGTTTGACATACGTATTGTACCTATCTCTCATGTCATCCATATTTTCTTTTTTCTCACCTTCTTCATCTAAAGAAGTTTCGATCGCCTTAAAATATTCTAATATCAATTCTTGATTAGGATTTGCTTCTGCGATAATATGTTCGCAGTTAACGATTTGAAAAGCTTCTTTTGTAAGCTGATACATCATAAATGGGCGAAACGCGTAATAACGAGTACCGTTTGCCATGTTATCCATTTGTACCATCTTCATAGTTTTTCGTATAACAATAGCATCATCATCTTCATGATACTCTACTACTTCACACATAATTTCATCGTTGTTAGCTAATTTAAATTGTCTAATTTCCAATTGGCACCTCTATGACTTTATAATCAAATTTCTCTTTATTATATATTTTTATTCTTTCCTCGCTGTGGAGGATCGCGTAGTTCTTCCTGCTTTTCGTTTGTAAGTCGTCCGCGATATCATATAGTCTTGTGATGCGGCCATCATCCGCTTTTCTGAGTCCTCGGCCGATTGACTGGAGGACTTTGATTTGAGATTTTGACGGCGAGGCGAAAACAATATTATGCAAATTTTTAATGTTGATTCCTGTACTAAATGTACCCAAGCTTGCAACAATGATAGCATTCTTTTGTTTCTCCGTAATCTCTCTTATAGCTTCTCTATCTGACGTTTCTACTTCACCTGATACATAAAATACTTTTCTTCCTTCTTCAATTTTGGCATTTATCATATCAAAGAGAGGCTTACCGTGCTTATCAACAAAATTAAATAAGACGAGAGTATTGCCATCAGCATCCAAAGCCAAATTGCGAATGAAAGTGTTGCGAGAATTATTTCTAACGATCCAATCAATTTCATCCTGGTATGTCATCTTCCCAAAAGACTTACGTGTCTCTTCGTTATATTTTAACATAATTATATTTATATCAAGTTTAGCAAGAGTATTATTGTCTTGCAGAGCTTTAGTAGTTGTTACTCTATGTATTTTTCCGAATAGGCCCTGTAGGACGAGGTGATGGACTTGTGCATTGTCCAGAGTACCAGTTGTGCCAATCCTATACTTTGCTTCGGTACATTTGTTCATAATATCAGTTAGCGACTTTGATTTAAATCCATGACACTCATCCCCAACTACCATGCCAAATTGATCAAACCACTCTTTTGGCAACTTATATATTGATTGCCATGTAGATATTACTACAGAAGATTCTATATTATCTTTATCTTTACCAGAATATATTTTGTGTATAGCCTTCTCGCCTAAACCATAATCAACAAAATCTTTCTGCATTTGTTCTACTAACGATGTTGTAGGTACAACTACTAATACTCTTCCGGCACGTGGGTATCTGAATCCATCTGAGATATACTTTAGCCATAATTGTGAAATACAATAAATTATTAAAGATTTACCAGAACCTGTAGGAGACAGCAATACACAGCGATTTATGTTTAATGCTTTCATTACCGCATCAAACTGGTAGTCGCGAATCTCAATAGGCTGGCCGCGACTAGTTAAATTTAAATCTTTTATGTATTCATATATTTCTTTAGGATCTTCTTCACTTTTATCCTGCGGCGCGCCATATTTAGTTGATTCTGTTTCAAGAGTATAACTTCTTTGTTTACAGAATTCGTCGACAAATGGATATAAACCTGCAGGAAGTTCTTTACTTACATTATTAAATAATCTTATTTTGCCGTCCCATATTTTACGTTTGTACAGTTTCATGTACTTGTAACCAGGAACAAAGAAAGAAAAATAATCACTTAGTTCTTTTGCAATTCCGGCATCGCAATCAACAAGAGCTATGCTTTCATTTTTCTTCCATATTTTAATGTTAGCCACTTACAAAATTCTCATCTGGTCTGTACCATACTTTTTGGTGATATAGTTTTGCTAATATCTCAGTTGCTTTAGCATCATCTCTTTTACATCTAATTTAAACTCTCTATTATATTTAGCCACCACTTTCGAAGATCCTCCATCTGATCATATTACCGATAGTCTGATGTCTCCAATTTATATTATTCATAATCTCATTTAAAGTATCTATTATAGTTTTTAGATACTCTATTTTATCAACAGACTGCTGAATTTCTGGATCAGAATCGTAGTAGTAATCCATTTCACCTTTTAGTATTTTAAGTCCATCAAAAGGGTCCGGCTTCCACCCCTTATCAACTATTTGATCCTGATCCATCTTTCCATTATAATAAAGCCATTTGTCTTTAAGTAATATTTTCTGTTGTTGCTCAGCTTTCTTTAACCTCAATTTCATAGTAGAAAGAAGTTCTAAATATTTTGCGTGTAGCATCGGGGTTTGTCTAGATGATTCGTCTAAACTAGTTTGTGCAATAGCACAGTCACTCGACCACATGTCGAGAATCACTTTCAAATCCATAATATATCCTAGTTTTTATTCAATGTCAAAGTATGTAAATCTAAATGAAATTGGGAATGTAATATATTGAACATCGCCAGTAGAAGCTTCAAAATTTACATCTCCTAATAATGTTGGGAAGGCACTTCTATATATAATTTTCTTTGCAACGTTATTATGACTTGTTAATATAGAGAGAGTTATATCTGCTTCAGAAGGTCCCTTTGAACTGTTTGCTGCTTCTGATGCTTTAACGTCTGGCGCCTCAACAAAAGACTTTAACCAGTTATACATTTCTGTATATGCTGATAAATTTTCATCCATGATAATCATTGCTGTCATCTCACCGAAATTTAATTTATCTCCTGTAAGTGGAACGCCGCCAATTCTTTTATATGGTACTTCTATTTGAGTTACTGACATATCTGGATGCATAATAGATTGTGCAAAGTATTCTACGTTTGGAAAGTACTTACGATTAATGCCTATCTTAAACCCAGTAGGTTGTAGATAGTTTGCATTAGATGTAATAGTAGATTCTAAAATCCCAGCAGATGTGGTTGTTGTCGATATAGCCATATAATCTTCCTTTATATGTCACTATTTATAATAAAAAAAAGGGTCGCCGAAGCGACCCTTGTGGAGGTATTTCCGTTGGCTTATGCCATGATATTGTCTACACGGAAAATTCTGTAGTATTGGTTTGATTTCGCAGCTGCCAAACCGTTTGCAGGTGTTGCACCTACGAATGGGTTTGATGCCATGCCGTATCGAGTTTTAAAACCGATTTTTGGCTGGAAGTTTTCTTCCCCTACCGCACGAACCATAGTTAATGGTACGTATGGACAATAGAAGATACCTGCGTCATATGGGTTTGTACCCTTATAACCAACAGTTACGTAATCTACAGTTGCATATGGGTCAATATAGACTCGTGTACGACCGTTAAGAACACCAGCAAAAGTGTTTCCTGTGTCGTCTACGTTCAAGTTGACTGATAGTGCAGGAGTGTAATCCAACATGCCTGAAGCTGTAAGAGCTGAAGCAACGTCTGAAGAACAGATAATAAAGTTACCTTTACCTCTACGTGTTTCTTTTGCAATTACGTTGGCTTCACGTTCGATTTGAACGATTAGGCCTTTGAATTTTTCAACTGACCAACGACCATCAGCATCTGATGACATGTCAAAGATACCGTTTACAGCTGTTGACGCTTGTAGCGCACCAGTTTTCGCTTGTGAGTTGATTGTTCGGATGACTTCACGGTTGATTTCAGCCAAGATTTCAGTTGATAGAATGTTGGCTAACTCTGTCTCAGCGTCAAGACCATGAATTGCTTTCAAGTCTTGTGCTAGTTCTAGAGTATATTCCGCTTTCAACGCACGTGACTTTGCAGTCACAGTTGCTTTTTCAATGGTGAAACCCATTTGCTCGAAAGCATTTGAGGCTGAGTCACCAAGAGCTTCAGCAGAGTCTGTAGTCATACCCATGTTCTTCAGATCTGTTACACGATCGGAATCGATTGTAAGAGCAGCAGCACCGCCACCGGTATTTGTTACGTTTAGACCTGAGCCATCTGTACCTGGGGCTGCAGATGTTTTTGTACCTGAGTGACGTGTAGGAGCTTCGTTAAAGAGAGCTTCTGTTTGGTTAGTTGCACCACCGTCAAAGCGTGATTTCATCGCAAAGATGAGACCAGTTGGACCTGACATTGGCTGAACACCAGCAACATCATACGCCATTAGGTTTGGCATCGCACGTCGTACGAGTGAGATTAATACAGGATCCCATGTTCCGATGGAACCTGTGTTAGCACCGGCTGGTGCAGCTTCTGTTAAGAAGTTATTCTGAGAACGTTCTTCACGAAGAGCGACCTCTTGGTTTTCTAGAATCGCAGCTGTTACACTACGTCTATGAGCATCTTTAATAGTACCGGCAGATTCTTCATTAAGTACTGGTGCCCACTTTTCGACTAATTTGTCATAAGATTGCATTTGTTTGGACTCCCAAATTTATGTTTGCGCCGACTTGCGGATCGCGGTGAGGTATTGCGCCATTGGGCCAGTTGCTTCAACGATGTTTCCATCGTCATCTTCAACTCCGTCTTCAATTACAGACTCAACAGCTTCTTTTTTGAAATATGACTCTTTTACAGTTTTAACTTTTTGAGAAAAGGTTTCTGTATCTTCAAAAGTAATATCTTCTACAAGCTTCGCAAGTTTTTCAACTTGTGTTTCAGCAAGATCTTTTGAAGCTTCACGAATTACTTCGTGTCGTTTCATTGTTTCTAGCTCTTCAGAAGCCTGAATTGCTTTTGCCATAGAATTGTTCAGAGCTTCTTCAAGATCTGTTACTTCTAGGGAAAGTTCGTCAACTAGGTCAACTTTAGATTCTGGAACTTCAATGTAAGATTCTGTAAACAGGTCTTTCAATGAATTCATAAACTTCTCAGAAATCTCGGTACGCAGACCGGTTTCTACTGCAAGTTTATTTTCTTCCATCCAATTCTCAACAACATAGTTGAGGTAGCTGTCAACTTTCTCGACCATATCTGCTTTAGTAGCTGATACTTCTTCTTCGAGTTCAGTTGCA